CTTTGAGAACCGTTTCGCCACTCCTGCGTATCCTGGATTTTACGAATACTTTTTTGGTTTCCAATTTTCCTGTAAATGGATTAATTTCAATCTGTAGTATCTGTGTATCACTTTCGGTTTCAGCGCCGCCAACATTGCCTACCGGGAGTTGGCGGAGCGAGTATTCAGAGATTGGATGACCTACAGCTTGGCCTGGAGGGGGTTCGTAAGAGGCCCTCATTTCATCTAACACGTACGCATCGGCATCACCCGCAGAAATCCCAGCAGGAGGCTCGGTAGCAAAAGCACTAAAGGTAAAAATGTCAGCAGTGAAACTAATATCTGGTGCAGAAACATACTTCCGTAAACCTGACTGGGCGCCTTTAAAAGCTGATCCCACAATGTATGCAGGGACTGTGACGTTGAAAGAATATCTCACTAATCGCTCGCTATCGGTAAAATCATCGAAATTATTACCCGGAGTGATAGCCTCGTCAGCATATGCTACAAACCAGTAGCCCTTCACTGTTTCTAGCTTGAATGTTCTCTGAGCGTAAGATTGATACAAGGACATTAATGCCATAATCATATCATTCATTTGGACTGTATATTGAGTCCAAAATGTCACCTCGTATGTTGCCGTATAATACATTGGAGGAGGAAGTGTGATCACTTCGAATATGTTTTTTCCTAGATTAGGATTGAGCAACTCCCCTTTTAGCGTATCCTCGGTTTTGGGATATTCGGGTCTCCTTGTTGCTATTCTGCCAGGCAGACTTCCGGTGATTGCGTATATCTTTGCTGCATCAGTAGCTCTATTGTCTGAATTCACTAAACCCTTTTTGTTTATCAACTGCTGGTATTGAGGGTCTTTGGGGCTCAATCTTTTTTTCACTATAAGGCCAGTGTTTTGATTAGTGCCTGCTCCCATGGTTGGAGACTGCGTTACCCCAGTTCTCATTATTGAAACCAGCGGAAGAATTAAGGCGCCTGCCTTATCCCGGAGAGGCTCCTTTCTTCGTAGGACGGCGAATCGCTCTCCAGTAGCAAAAATCACCGGCGCACGGCGCATGCCTTCTTTTAGCTGATACGTGAATGGAAGCTGCTTATCAAATAGGTCAAAAATCGATCGATCTACGTCCTCAATCGTGCAGTTGGGAACATCAAAATCATCAGGAATAGAATTGCCCTGTTGAATTTGTGCTGCAGTCTTTCCTTTATCGTCAGTTCTTATAGACATCCTTTCCCTTCTTTCTAACTATCTGCATAAAAAGAGGAGTCTATCATGCCTGCCTCGTCTACGGATTGGTTGCCGCCCTTAGGAGAAACCTCTGCGGGTCCGGTGAGTGGAGGAGTCAATACGCCCTTTTTCTGGAGTGATCTAACATCAGCTGTAGGTCCTAGTTGATTGTCCTTGAACCCTCTTTGCTGTGCAAAAGTCTCTTGGATTGCATCCGGATCAGAATAAGTCTGGTCTGTGGGCCCGATGGGCACCTTGTCAATGAGACCGCTGCGCGCTTGTTTGCCTATTGCTTTTAATCCTACAGTATGCTCTACTTGTCCATATACTTGGCTATTGACTATTGTGGAAGTTATTTCGAAAAACGTAGCTCCATAGCTAAAATAATCACCAGGCTCTGGATCTAGGTCTTTGTCAATCAAATCCCTCTCATGAAAATATACTGTAATTGTAGCCAACTCCTCGGAACCGAATTTACCTGTAGATGGCGCGCTAGCTTCCCATTCTACGCGAGCATCGATTTCTACAGGGGGATCAAATACTTTGTCAGGAGCTTCCTCATAGACGTCGTGGATGTTGCTAAGATCTTCTCTGGCTTTGTAAAAATAAACCTTTTGACCGACTACGTCCTTCGTTATTTCCTTGGTCAGATCAGAAATTAAATCGACTTCTCTTGGTGTGATGAACAGTCTAGCCATATATCATCCTACAATGATGGCCTGGCCGTTCGGAATGGGAATGTTCCTCAAGACTCGCGAAAGATTTTCGCTTGCTGTCGCTTCGTCCTCCAACATCGCGCTATAAGTCAACTCCTCTAACATACTAATGAGTCTTTCCCGGAGGGTAGTCTGATCATCCCTGCCGTATCCTACCAACTCTGATCCGTTTAGTTGTAAATCCGCGCCCGGAATGGGCACCGATGCGAACTTAGAACGCACCAGGCCTAACAACTCTGTAGATAATGCTAGCGAATATTGACGCACCCACTGCCTTCCGATAGAGTTGATCTTAGAAAACTCCAATCTGCCAAACGGAACGTTCGATAAATTACTTACACCGTAGATCGAATCATCGCTGTAAGAAGGCTTCATAGCATCAGGCGAGAACCCTACTCTCACCCATATTTTTTTGGGTTTGACCGGATCGCCGGTAGGCATCGGATATATCCGTATTTTGGTACCAGATATTTTATAAGAATAATTGCTTCTCCTCACACGAGTAGACATGTCTAACATCCCGCCGCGGAGCACATCCTCGAAAACAGGCAAAATGTAAAAAACAGTTTCCGGAGTGTAAGACTCGAAAGCAAATTCATTCGCTAAATAGTTTATGGCACTAGTGGTATCAAAAAACCTATATGCATTGGAAGGACTAGAATGAAACACTTCCATAATCTTCATCTTAGATTGAGGGCTATTGGCTGCATTGCTGAATAGAGTGTTTCCGGCTTCATCCTTTAAATCAGTGTAGAGATCGTAATCCTGTTGATCTGCGATTGTGGTAATGGATCCAGACAGAGTGTTGTAAGAACCTCCCAAGCCAGCATCGGTCGCGTAAGGCTCGGCGCGTCGGAGCATGAATTCGAAATTCTCCCTAGGAAACCTCTGCTCACTTCCGCTCAAAGAACCAGTGGCCATTCCTAGCAAATTAGATAATTGAGACTTAGCTTGGTGTTCATTGACTATTGCGCCATAATGACAAAATGCCTCTTCAAAGCATGCCCAAATCTGTTTTTTTGTCAACTCAACAGATAGGATGTCGTCTCCCAACTTTCTTTTTACGAAAGTAATCATGCCGTCAGCTTCGGTTTGGAAATCTGCGTCTGTATCAAAAAACCCAAACGGCGTCGGGTTAGTGGTGTTAGCAAAATCAGGCATCTAAACTTTCTCCCATCGGTTCACCTAAGCATTCGTGACTGCCGTTTTTTGCCACTGTGTTCCATTCTATAAAACTTTCATCAACCATATATAAGCTGCCATTCCAAATTGAACTACGGCAAAAACAGTTATCGCTTTAGTACGAAAGTCCTTGAGGCTGTCCACGGAAAGAACTAGTTCCCTCAATTGAGTAGGTGAAATTACTTCATCAACCTTTTCTTTCCATCCTTTGATTTCATCGACCTTGTCTTCTCTAACTTGTATTTTTGTAATTTCTTGTCGCACTTCTTGTACTTCATTTTTTAAGCTTTCTATGCCATCAGAGAGCGTCTCCAATTCTTTGAGAACTAGCTTAGAATATTCGTTCCATCCATTTTGCGAATTAGCAACCATCTTTTAACCTCCGATCTCATCAAGCAATCTCTTTAGGCGGCTAGCAGCTAGTGCTTCAGCAGACTTTCGGTGAATATCCTTGTATTCGCCGCGGCGACCAGCAGTCTGCTCGAAAATACTTTCTAGGCACGATAAAATAGTCATGTTATCAGACACGTCCCAAGATATACCTGTGACTCCACAAATGCTGTGGTCTTCGTCGTAAGACGGCAAAAGCTTAACAAAAAACAGGGCATTCGTTGTTTTAACAAAGTAATCTATTTTTTTACCGCTAAACGCCTCTTCGTGCTTTGCGATAGACAGCACGCTAGACTCAGAACACAGGAACAATTCATCTAAAGTAGTAGCGTCTTGTCTTACGAAGCCGTTTCCCCTCTGAGAAAGAACCACTCTAGACTGCCCTATGGACCAAATAGTCACAGGTATGGGAAAAAATTCGAAAAATTCTTCAAACAGCTGTACATCACGCTTGAGCTGTGCATCTCTGTCACACAGACCTTCCGTCAGTGCTTTCAACCGATTCAAAGTTTCCTTACAGTGCTCTTTCATGTCTTATAATTATTTGACTTTCTCTCAACCGGCTCGAGAAGGAATACATTCTGTGGTCAACCCACTGCAATCGTCATTAGCGATGAAATTATTTTAAAATTAGTCAATTTAAATAAAAAATCGGGGCATCCTGATTGCACAGGATGCCCCGATCGAAGAAATTATCTTCTTAGCTAGCGCTAGATGACGCTCATGTCCAGGCACGTAACAGTGCCGTAGAAGTCAGCGCGAACCATCTTCTTGCCGTAGCGAGTCATGACACCCTTACGCGGGGTGAAGTCCTCAGGCGCAAAGATCGTCGGAGTGACGATGAGCGGCACATACGGAGCATACACATAGCCAGTCTCTAAGTAGCTACCGCCCTTGAAGCCGACGAGAACCTTATTCCGAGGGAAGTAAGGGTCCTTGTAGACCGTGAAACGATTGCTAAGGTTACCGACGCGCTCTGCACCGATCACCATGGGCTGACTCACCTGTCCATCACCGTCTAAGGTGTAGTTAGGCTTGTAGAACACCGAAGACTCCAAAATGGTAGCCACGTCAGGACCGACCACGATGAAGTTGGCAGAACCGCGCAGAGTCTTACGGTGAATCTGATTACCTACATCGATGCAGGTCTCAACCAGAGTCTCGTACCACTCGCGAACAGTGCCGCGCCAGGCAGGTCCAGGCGCCGTGGCTCCTGTTTGGAGGACCTCAGAGCCAGTCTCCTTGTTGACAAACTTACCGGGCGCACGCGACCAGTAGTAGTTAGCAGCCTGAGCTCCCTGCAGAAGATCGTTCAGAACCTCTCGGTCGATCTCCAGAGCAATCTGCTCTGAAAGAATCTGAGTAAGCTCTACCTCAGCATCCAAGCTGTGATAAGCATTCAGGTCCTGTGCGAGCTCTGGCGACCACTTGGCCCGCAGCTTGCGAGTATTCGCGACCACTGCAAGAGCCTCGATCTTGATGTCGATCTCAGGAATCGCCGGGGACGGCGTCGCGGCAAAGTTAGACTCGAAAGCCGGAATGACAAGCGTAGAAGCCGTACCAGCAGCAGAGTTGAGGTCCGCGGAGATTGGGAAAGCAACCGATGCTACAGCGATACCGTCAGCCAGGCCACCGGTAAGTGTACCGGAAACGACCATGAGAATACCAGTATTGGTTGCCGCAACGTCTGCAAAGGGATCCACAGTAAACTTACTACCAGCAACCGTACCTAGCTGATTCAAGCGGCGTACGTTCAGAACGTTATTGCCTTCTTGAATGGGGTTGCCATCTGTATCATTCCCAACGACGACAATACCGGCTGGGTCTGTGCCGACCACGTCCGATAGCAAAGCAACCTCTTTGACCATAGTACCATCAACGTTACTAAGATTGGTTGCGTCGACGACCACGAAAGAATACACACCAGGACCAGCAGATCCACCCGGGGTCGTGTTGTTCTCGATGCTCAGAGTGATCTGCGGATCGAACTGTAAGTACTTTCCATCAGAACCGGTTGCCTCTGCAACATTTCCAGCAGTAATCTGGCCGTTCGTACCACGAACTGCGCCAGAAAGCAACAGGTCTGCTATCGCTGTGCAAGCGAAGGACGAGTACACGCGCGAGTAGCCCTGACCGGCAAGGTCATAAAGGCCGCCAACGGCTTTCGAACCAGAACGAACACCCTTGCCCGTAGGCAAACTGTAAATGGACGAACCAGTGTTATATGCAGCGCCCTGGCCGGTAAGACCGCCGGTGCCCTGCGTCGAGCCGTAGGTATAATCCAGATAGAAGAGCAGGCCAGAAGGCAGGCTCATGGGCTGGATGGAAACGAGCTCATTCGCGATCAAACCGCCGAAAACTCGGCGCACGATCGGAAATGCGATATTGGTGAAACCGCGGAGGTCGCCCGAGCTAGTCAGGTTACCGCCACCGGTCGAAATCGAAGAAGCCTCCTTAAGAACTTGGCCGGCCTGATTTTCCAGGATTCGAGCCATGTTCTCGCGGTGAACTCCGTCGAGGCCTCTAAGCAGGCCCGTACGGGACCACTTTTCAACCAGCTGCTTATTCTGTCCTCCAAGATTTCTCTGGCGGATGCCTTCAGTCAGCTGATCCAAATTGAATGACTTAGACATTTGTTTTCTCCTTGAGTGTTAATAGATGGTTAGTCATTGCTGATACCAGCGAGGACTGCCCATCGATCTACCTCAACTCCACTAGAAGCCGGCTGAGCCGACCGGGTTGATCTGGAAGACGATCCGAGCGTCCGTAAAGCTCCCTCATTAAGTTTATTGCCGCGAACGCGTCGGGAGAGGGACTCCGACAGGCTCTTATAGAGAAGCTTGGCTTCACGAAGCGTCTTGGCATTATCTAAAGCCTCGACAATTGCTCGTTGCTGCTTCACAGAAAGGTTCTTATTTTGCATGAGCTTGTTAGCATAGAGGAGCTTGGCATTGAAAAGGTTCATTTCTACCAACTGCTTCTTCATGCCGGACAGCGCATTGCGATACTGTCCAACTTGGCTGCGCGCTCGACGCGACTCG